GGCGAGACACATTGGTCTAGCGTGTCCAGTGCGTCCTTGTTGCAGTTGGACTCAGGCGACACACGATTCTCGCTGAGTCTCAGATGCTGTATTATACTGCGACTGGCAATGGGGCAAACCCGTCCTGTGTACGACGTATATCGACCTCTCAAATTTTTGTCATTTTTTACGGAATAATGACTCTAGATACTGCTTCTTTAGTTGTAAACGCTGCTCTTGGAGGCTCAAAAGCGGCCATTTGTTAACTTTAAGGGCGACTTTTATCTTCCTCCATCGAGCTAGCAAGGCCCTTTCAAGGGCTGCAAATAGCTTCATGTTGGTTAGTTGGAGTAGGTTATTAAGGAATATCCACTCATAGGATATTAGGTACAGGAGAGGAGTCCACCCTTCTCTTCCCCTGTATAAGTGCGTGATCGACCTAACGCCAGTTATAGCCTGATGTATTGTCGTCTAGACCACGTGCTTCGTTGCGTTGCTCCAGATTTAGACCTAAAACCATGTGATTTGCACTGGCTTGAGGGTCATCTAGGAACTCTGCGAGCATATTATCCCATTCCTCCTTCTTTCTCATCTGTATTTGGTCTTGTGCAGAGATAGATAGGGCATCTGTAAAGTATTTTACACCCTGAGCAAGGCAATCAAGCCTGTCATCGTGTTTTACAGCCCTTTTTTCTCGACACATACGACTCATTTGATAAAATAGCATATAGAGGAGCCGCTCTTCAGCTGGACTGTCTTTGTTGGACGCATAATCCCAGTCAATAACACTCCTGTCAACAATGAGACGATGCTGATTAAGAACAGGCTCCAAGGAGTCAATAATTCTGTCTTCTTTCCGAACATTTGCTCGTACCTCTTCAATATTTATGTGTTGTTTTGTGTTTATTAGGTGCTTCTTAAACAGCTCGCCTACGATGCCATCTCCAAAGTTTGTTTCAATAACCAAGCTTGTGACTCCATATGTTCTGCATTTGGCAAGGATGTCGAGCAAGGTACTATCCGAGTACCCGTCTCTGTAGGCTGACATCTCATGCAAATAGATAAGTCCATTTCGTTGAGAGAGGAAGGCGGCAGCCGTTTCATCCGTTCCACGACCGCTTGGGTCAACACTGCAAATCGTTTCATCATAGCTGCTCCACTCTCCCACGAGTTGCATTGGAGAGTAAAAGTAATCACCCGGGAGCCCGACTGTTGGGGCATCTCGTATGACTTTACTAGGATCGCTGCACCATACGATGTCTTCGGGTGCAGTAGTAGGATTAACGCTAGTGATAACGAGATCAGCCATTTTAAGGGGGAATTTTTGTGCATCTGATAGTGTTGTGTCTAATTGAAACTGAAGCATAAAGTTACTACGACCCATAGACGCTTCTCTTTCTATCAGGTCATCATCTGTAAACCTATCATCTGTAGGTGTCCATTCTTCGACACCCTGTTCGATGTCTTCAAGTATATCCTGTGCTAGGACTTCTCCGTATTTGTTGAGCTTGGCTGCTCTTGGGTATCTTGCTGGCCAAACCATGGGACGATAGTTGCGCTCTGCCAGCCTACGATAAATAGTAAAAGTAGTCTGAGGAGTCCCGAGATACATAATACGGCTATCGTTCTTCGGGGTAAGGATCGACTCCGCTTCAGTACATAGTTGTAATAGTTTTTCACGCATGAACTCCGTAAGTGAGTTACCGGGGACTTCTATGTCATCAAGAATCATTAGGTCTGCACGAGATCCTGTCAGCTGTCCGGTAATACCTACTGACTTAACTGATGGTGCTTGGTGTGGGCTACAGTTGACATCAAAGCTTATCCTTGACCATCTACTGTCGTCCGACTTAGGTTGGAGGTGCTTTAACCAAGGTGTGTCTATGATGAGTTTCTGTAGAAAGATAGACATGTTGTCTGCACGTTCTTTTGATGCAGAGATTATCATGACCTTTCTTTCTGGGTCGTTGAATAGTGTCCATAATACGAACGCACCAGTAATCCAGCTCTTACCTACACCACGAAACGCCTGCACTTGCAAACGCTTCGGGCCGTTCTGTAGGTAGTCCGCAATAGCGTACTGTGCCCTCGTAGGACTAGGCAAGCCCAGCTCTGCCCACAATGCCTGTAGGAAGAGCTTAAAGTCTTGCTGTAGTAAAACTAGGGAATTTTCCATTTTTTTCGGTTATAAGTCTAATTCTTCTTGTACGACTCCGGTATCTATTTCTTTCTGCTTAATCTTAGCTCGTCTATCTAGTTCTCTTTCAATATATGATTTTCTATCAATAACTTTTCTTAGTTTTTTAAGTTCTTTCTTAGCGTCTGCTATATCCTCTGGGCTTGTATCTTGATACTCTTGTCTAGTCATAGGACTATCTGGATAATTTTCATAATCTTCAATAATCTCAAGAAGTTCAACTTGCCTAAATAGGTTGTTATAAGACTCAGTGTTTCTTGAAACTATATCTGTTATAGCATCTTGTACTTGTACTGGAGAATAGGTTTGATCTAATATGACTGGCATCAACTCATCAACAATTTCTTCTGGTAAAATACCTAGTTTATTCTCTGCTTTAAATATACGTAAAGCATCTTGTAGTATCTTATCACCACGATCTACAGCATCAAAGTAATCTTTTACAACTTCCATATGTAAATCAGCAGCTTCATCACTTAGATGACTTTCGCTCATAATTTGTAATCTAGTTTTACCTGTGTTTCTATGTAGACCATTCCAGTATTTTAAGTTACCTTCATTAAGTCCGTGTAGGTTATTAAAAAAATTAGTCTTAACTCTATGGCTTTCTGGGTCAATCAAGTCTAAGTTTGCTTCAGCATCCCCGGGAGTGTAGCCTCTTTCAAGTGCATACTTGGTAATTCTTCTCCATAAAGGGTCAGCTGGGCTAGTATTATGTAACATACCTAAAGACTGTACTAGAGTCAACCGATGATCTAAGTCTAGTTGTTTTTCTGGAAAGCCTAGTGCTGATATATCATTACCATATATACTCTTAAACTCTTCAAGTAACTCTTTTCTATAGTTGTAAAATGCTACAGTTCTAGTTTGGTATATAGTTCTTCTTGTTCTTTTACTCATAGGAAGCCCCTTACTAGGTGCTGTTGCTATATCACTTGCTATAAATCTACGGTAAGCAGACTGAAAAGTTTTACTTTGTAGTAATTTAACAAAGTCTAATCTGTTGTTTGTAGTTAAATTGTTATCTATAGCTCGTTTCATCATACTTCTGATTGTAACTGGGTCAGGAGTTTGTATGTCTAGATCTAACTGACCTTGAGGTGTAAATGTTACTTCACTCTTAAGCTTACCATAGTTAGGATCTGCAATATCTGTAATATAACTGTCAGGGTTATTTATTTCAAAATACCTTTCTGTTAAAGCATCGTCACTTAAAGGTTTATTCTCTGAAGGAAAGTTACCACCTGTTATACCAAATAATCTACCTGAGAATATTTCTTCACCTTGTTTAACAATGTTTGGCTTACCAATTCGTTTTTTAAGGCTGTCAATAAATTTTGATGAAACAATATTACTTGTACTTGTAACAGGTTCAGTGCCGACAGTTTCAGCTTTTACATTTACAGTTCTTTTATTTACTGGTTTAAATCTTTCTGGTGTTTTTATCTTAGGTACTTTTTTTACAAGACCTCTACCATATAGCATGGCTGTAACAAAATTACCTACAGCTCTTTCATCTACATTAGTAACATCACTTACAGTTTCTACTGTTTTAGTAACAGGAGTCATAGCGATACCTAAAGATTTCTCTAGTATATCAACTACCCCTTGTAAGCCTTGAGATGCTTTACCAAATTTACCCTCTCGTTTAGCTTGATCTACAGCTGCTTTCTTTTCTCCAGACAAATCTAAGAATTTACCGACAGCAGAATCTTCTATTTTATCATAAAATCCAGAAAGAAATTTACCTTGGTTTTCTTCTTCGTTCATCTTATATGTGCTAGAATAGTTTGTTCTCGTTCAGTCACGCCGAACGTTTCTCTCATCCAGTCCAGCCAGTCTTTACTACCTTTTTCCTGATTGCATCGTTGACAAGAAGGCACGACATTCGCCGTTTCATCTCTACCCCCTTTGCATTTAGGGCGTACATGGTCGATGGTGAGTTGTTGTAATTCATAAGTTCCTCCACAATAAACGCATTGACAATTAAAGTGCTCTTTGATAGCTCTTCTCCAGAGCCTTTTAGATTCTGAACTCGTCATGGTTATTAAGTTGTGTAAATAGTAATCAGGTGTTGGTAGTAATGGGGTCATTTTTTGCGACTTTTACGGTTAATTGATGGCTTTTGTTTTCTGCCCTTGGTTGTGCTACCCTTATAATGTGCGGCATCGAGGCCGTCACGGTTGCCATATGTACCAAGTTTTTTATTAAGTTTGTTCGCATTGACTCGTATTGCTAAACCTTTTGGTGTTTTGTTGTATTTAGCCTGCTGCTTAAGACGTTTAGCCTTAGCAGTAGGGTTTTTCTTGTAGTAACTAGAAGTTTTTGCCATAGACTTTTCTCTTGACTAAAGATGGATCTACAGTTGGTATGATCTTGTTGAGTTTGTCCAAGGGACTACCCTCATAAGCGACACCTGTTATGTCATTGGTTTTTAGCCAATCACAAGCTGCCTTAAGATCCTGTACTGTTGCTTCTCCACTTCTAATTCTGCGTAGAAAGTCCTCTGTAACAAGGTAGTGTAGCTCGTTAAAACTCTCTTCTGTTGCTTTCTTGGGTATAACCCTTGGATTTTCATTCATTTGTTTCTGCGTTTTAATGCTGCTTGTTTTGCTCTATTTCTAGCAGCCTCTCTGTTTTCAGCTCTACGTGCACCTACGGTTCCACGTCTTGCTAGTGTGCCACCTTTACGTCTGATAAACTTGTCGTCAAACCTTTCACGTTTAGTTTTAGGTGCAGGCTTAGGACTTTCAAAGTCTTTTATAGTAACTTCTTCTTTTCTAGGCTCAAGTTTATCAAACCTTTGTCCAAAAGAAAGTTCCTGTTCTTCTTCTTTTTTCTTCATTACTCTGGTAATAAGTTTTTCTTGACAAGAGCTGTTAGCTTGTCATCTACTGTGTTGTCAGTAGTCTTACTGTATGCTTCTAGTAGATTTACTACAAGCTGTTTTACAGCTGTGCTGCCCAAAAACTTGAACAGTATTGGTTTAATTAGTGCAATCATAATGATGGTGTTTCTAGGTCTGCTTCATCTTTTACAAAACGTCCGGATTCGTCACGCTTTGCTTTTGTTTTTTTCTTTGCTTTACGAGCTTCTTCTTCTCTCGCAAATTGTTCTGATAGTGTGCTCATTTTTGCCAAGGCCATTTTTTCTTAGGTTTGGGTGGTTGTAAGGCAGATATAGGTACGACATCTTGGCATAGCACTACCATCTCCGACTGAGGATGGAATGTAAAGCCTCGCTGCCTAAGCTCTGCACATTTTAACGCACGTACTAGCTCATAGTCTAGTCGCATCTTTTCTTCCTGACGTTTAGCTATAGCTCTACACTGCCGCAGACCTTCACGATCTAGCGGAACCATAAAGTTAACTTGAAAGCCCCAGTTCTGATTGATGTTGTAACCATCTTCAACCTCTGGTTTAGTATCGTTACCCATATAAAAAGGACTAAACGTCATAGTAGACCCATTACATTGTATGTTTGGGCCATATACCTGACGTGACGATGCACCGTTGTTTTGAAACTGTACGGCTTGGTTCGTCACATTACCCGTAGCTGCTGCTACAGGATTTGATTTGTTAACTGTATCTCCTTCAGCGTATACAGGTGTTACTGAGAGAAGACAGAGAGCGATGTAGTAGTAGAATTTATTGAATAGTTGCGTGTATAATCTCGCTGCTCTACCACGCCTGCTGCTCTTGTTGTTGTTTCTAAGCTCCATGGTAATGTGTTGTCAGTAACTGTAAATACTGCATCACCACCGGCGATACCAGCACTTGCTGCTGCTGATACGTTTGATCCAGACCAAGTGTTTACGGCTGCACCGAATACTTGCACTTGCTCTGTCTCGACGATAGTTTGAGTTGTTGTAGTTGTACTGTTCATCGACCCTGTAGTAAACTGGGGCGTGACAGTATTAGCTCTTGCTACTGCGGGTGATAACAGGGCTAAGAGAAGAATTAGTTTCTTCATGTTTTTGGTTTGTCTTCTTTTGACTTCTTGTTACCTGTAGATAGCCCAAAGGTTGCTAGGGCTCCAGTAAAGATTGAAGCAACGAACGTGATATCCGATGATGCCCCAGTCTTTTTGACCATAGGTAACTCTACGTAGTTTAATGTGATGATAAAACCAGACCAGATTACTACGCCTAGACGCACCATGGCTCCTAGTATTTGCATCTGTTCGTCATGGTCATCTACATTCTCTTTTATTTTTCTGAGGATGCCTTTCTTTTCTGGCGGTTTTGTTTCCATTTGTTTATCTTGCCTTGTAAGAACTTTTGTATTTTATCTTTCAACGCATTGATTACAGGTTGTGTAACAGTCGCAGCTGCTACAGCAGTTACAGCAGTAACCGATGCAGCAATCAGGACTTCTTGCGATGGTAAAGTGATACTAGGTAAGGGCGGAAAGTGTATTTTTGGGGGTGGGTTTTCTGTTGTTTGTACCTCTTTTGTACCTTCGGGTCTTCGTAAATCGCTCGGAGGTACGACCAAAGGTTGATATGAGGGAACATTTGCTGTAGGTAGAGGTAATGATGGGGTTTGCAACTGTACTGCATCAGGCAGTTTGATGGTAGGCAGTTCTATGCTGCTATCTCCATAACTGAGAAGCTTGAAGTACCTCCATAATCTGTACCATACCCTCGTCTGTTTAGATAGATACCATGACCAGCTGCATAACCATATAAATTATAAGTATGAGAATTGGTATCAGTAGGGGTGTGAATATATGATCCAGATATATTTGTTATAAGGTCAGAAGCACCACCATTAAATTTGTTATAATCAGCAAGCCAACCATTATTATTAGCTGTTGATGATGCTGTACTTCTTGAAGCAGTTATCTCGTTTGTACCATCGTATAATCGTACACGAAATACTTGTAGAGAGTTTGTACCATAACACAAATCACAATTAAATAATAATTTGTTAGAAGTAGAAGATGCTGTTATGGTTACTGACATACCTGACATAGCCGTCCAGTTTCCAGAAGTATCTGAAAAAGAATCATTTTTAAATGCGTGTACAACTTGAAGAATTTTACCTGTACTTGTATTAGGAAACGCTACCTTACCATCTGAACTAAGCGTAATCCCGTCAGAACTAGCTGACGAGTTACGTATTGAGTCTACGATTATTCGAGACATTGTTTACCCTCCTATGGTTTTGGGTTATCTGCCTTTACCTTTGCAACGTGATCTTTCCATGTAGTAGTTCCGTTTACTGCGTCCCAATACTGCATGTCGAGCTGGTCACCTATTGAGGCGAAAGCTGCTGCTCTGTCAGACTTATATTTGATTGCTGCCGCTGCATCGTCTATTGCTTTGCGAGCTGCTGCTACTTTGGTGTTGTCAAGTGTTACTGACTTACCATCTTTGTCAAACGCTCCTGCGGAGTCGTCTATTGATACTACTGTGCCTGCATAAGCAGAGTAGATTGCTTCATGATCTAATGCCATTGTTGTTAAAAAAAATAATTGTTTGTTTGTTAAGCTGCTACTTCCATAGCTGTAAGAACACTTGTAGAACCAGCACCACCAGAATTTTCTGATCTATTTATATAAAAAAGTGCTGTAGCAGCATGAGCATATATTTTATAAGTGTGTGCGTTTGTATCACTAACGGTATGTAAATAACTTTTACTTACATTTATCATTTGGTCACTAATCATATTAGTAGTAGAACCTGTTATATATGTTCCTATCCAACCATTATTTGAAGAACCAGTTGTTGAAGTTGCACCAGTTATTTCAGAAGATCCATCATATAATTTTACATAAAAATTATTTCCATTTTCAACACTATAAGTAATGTCTAAAGTAAATAAAATTTTATTAGATGAAGAAGTAGGAGTTAAAGTTACATTTAAACCAGTTATCTCACCAAAACTACCATTATTGTCAGCACTAAAAGAATCTTTTTTTACTGTTTGCACAACTTG